GTAGAGGGATAAGTTATCCCTGCTGTAACCATTGCAGAGTTTACAGTACCATCTAAACCAAAATAACCAGAAGTATTGTAAAGAGTGTTTGCTCCTAGTGTTGCGTATGAACTATCTAAAAGTCCTGTCCACGTTAGTCCATTACCTGAATAACTTTTTAAATTTATAGCATCTAAATACAACTGTAATCTACTGGTGACAATTCTTGGGTTATGATGTAAACTCATATACTATATCTCCCACGTAGAGCTTGAAAGTTTTGAGCTACTTCTTGGGCGGTCAAGGCTATATTGTATATTGATACATATGCGATATTTCCTATGAAATATCTTCCAGAAATAGGATCGTCTCTTCCAATAATTAAATTCGGTGTAATGCTTCCCGAATAATCAATTGCAGATGTCGCAGAAAGTGTTTGAACTTGAATTCCATTTTTATATAATCTCATAGTATTTCTATCATATGTTCCAGAAATCATAGCCCATTCGTTTAATTCCAATGACGTTGTTGCCGTCTGTCCCCATGTAGATGATCCGAAATATAGTTTCCACCAAACTTCTGGGGTAGAAATTCCTAATTGTAATGCATAGGAATCACGGTCATTTCTTCTAATGATCAGCTGATTACTCGAATTATAAGAGGTTCTACTAATTATGGCGGACACTGTAATATTATCCGTAATAGTCAAAGAAGACGGATTACCGCCATCTATAAAATCATTTGAACCGTCAAATACAATGCTTCCTCCATTAGAATTACTAAACGTAGGTCCATTGGTTAATGTAGAATTATTAACATTTTTTGACAAATCAGTCCATGTAGTACCACTACCGGGATAGCTTTTTGTATTAGCTGCATCTAAACACAATACTAATCCATTGGTAACAATTCTTGGGTTATGATGCAAACTCATATTCCATATCTCCCACGCAAGGCTTGAAAGTTTCGTGCTATTTCTGCAGGAGTAAGTGCAGTATTATGTATCATAACATTGTCAACTTTACCTTTAAAGTATCTTGCAGAATCTCCTAAATGAAATCCTCTTCCTACATTAACTGAATTCATAACATTTACGAATCCTTGAGCAACATTTTGATTTAAAGAAATAGGGCGGCCGTCTAAGTATGTAGAAACTGATGATCCGGCATTTAGTGTTATTGCCGCATGATACCACTTGTTTAGAGACATCCCGGAATCAATAATTGTATAAAAGTTATATAAACCATTATCATTTGTAACCCCACTAAAAATCCAAGTTAAATTTCCTGACGAACTTTGTTCTAATCTCGGACCTATATTTCCAGATGTACCGTTATAGGCATAATTACAATCTATAGGATTTCTATAATTTTCAACTGCTGTAGAATACAACCATAAACTAACTGTAAAAGAAGAATAAGATCCACTTAGTGCAGTTGAAGATACATAATTAGAACCATCAAAACTAAAAGTGTTATTAGAATTATAGGTTAAACTATTAGCAGTAATTGTATTACTTCCAGTTAAATCTAAAATAGCTTGTGTGTTTGATCTTGTACCATCTACAAACGGTGAATAAATCGAACCTGCTTCCATTTGAACTTCTTTCAATTCAAATGAATGCGTATATGTTGTGTAATCATCGCCATCCTGCATAAACCATAAAACTCTTGTTGTATTAGCAGGCGTTGTTAAAGTAATAGAAGCTGTTTGCCAATCCTCTTTATCAGTAATACCTAATTCTGCTGTAGTAGCGAATGACATTAAACTTAAATACGTAACCCCATTGTAAGCCTGGATCTGAAAACGCAAGGTGGGAGTTCCTGATATTTTTTTATATTTTACAGAAAATGTATAAGTTGTACTTGCTGATACACCTTCAATGTATATATTTTGGCGAGTATTTTGATTAACGTCAGAGATTGTACAATAATAAGTGCTATTAATAGTACGTGTTCCAATATTACCTTGACCTGATCCATCAACTGACCATGCTGCCCACGAAGGATTTACTAAATTTGTAGTAGGTTTACCTTTCCAAGACTTCTCAGTATTGTTTATATCAAAATAGAATACCAATCCACTATTAGATATTTCTGGACCTGCAAACGCACTCATAGTCCATATCTCCCACGTAGAGCTTGAAAATTATTTGTAATGTCAGAGGCCGATAATACTTTATTATAAATCAAAACTTGTGATAATCTACCGTCCAAATATTCTGAAGTACCAGGGGACACTCCTATAGTCGTACTGTCGGACATTGTTTTAAGTTGTCCGCCTGAGGAATGAGAACTCGAATTGAATAGCACACCATCCTTATATGCCCTTAAAACAGAATTGTCATACATACAAGTATAACAGTGCCACTCATTTATATTAGCAAATATTGACATCCCTGTAGTAGTTCCAGAACTATTAGTTATTGCCCAGTTTAACTTTGTGCCGTTGTTATCGCCCCCGAAATAATCCTCTCTTCCATATCTTAAATCAAATCCGCCAAGTCTATCTGCAACTGTTCCATTATTAACAACACCTCTATAAAACCCCGTTCCGCCTCCATTGTAATGCCATACAGATACAGTTATCCCGGTTGCGTATGAAAAATTCTGCATACCAGTTGTTGTTACATAATCATTAGTATAATCAAATGCAAAATACCCACCATTAGCATTGACAAAGGTTGGACTATTTACTAAGCTTCCATTATACCCGTTTTTGCTAAGATCACTCCACGTAGTACCACTTCCTGGATAGCTTTTTGAGTTAGCTGCATCTAAACACAATACTAATCCATTGGTTACAATTTTAGTATTGTAAAATATTGCCATTTAGTCCTCCACATGGAGTTTGGCTATATCCTTACGTTCTCCTAATACCATAAAATAAAAATCTGTAGCGCCAAAAATATTTTCATTACCGATGTGTATTTTTGAATTTTCAATATTTTTCACATAGAGTTTTTGATGATTATCAATTGGTGTCAATGAAACTGTAATTGTGTCCATATCTACCAATGACATCCAATAATCTGGCAGGTCAATAACTGTACTATTTTTTAATCTTCCACGAACGTAAACACCATTTTCAGGACCTTCAAGAGATCCATATACTAACATCTTACCTTCTTGTGTCGGATGAGGAATACGGAAAGACTTTGTGGTAGCGAATAATGACCCGGCGACATATAAATCTTTTCCGACACCAACTCCTCCAGTTACAACTAGTGCACCAGTCGTAGTAGAGGTAGATTGCGTAGTATTTGATATAGTTAGAACATTGGGATAAGGATTATCTATTAATCCACTAAAACCACTGATACCTGAATATCCAGAGAAACCACTGATACCTGAATATCCAGAGAAACCACTGATACCTGAATAACCACTAAATCCACTGATACCTGAGTATCCTGAGAAACCACTGATACCTGAGTATCCTGAGAAACCACTGATACCTGAGTATCCTGAGAAACCACTGATACCTGAGTATCCGCTTTTTCCAGAGTATGCCGTATCTAACACACCGTAGATTGTACCACCGACATATAAATCTTTTCCAATACCAGCACCGCCGGCAACTACTAAAGCACCTGTAGTTGTACTTGTAGCATTTGTACTTGCAGGGATAGTAACTTGATTGGCTGAATTGGCTGTGAGTTTAATATTGCCAACACCATCACTAATTATAACATTGCACGAACTTGTAGCTATTGTAGATCCGTTATTTCCACCTATGATAACATTGGAATTACCTGTTGTGATCGAGCATCCTGCACATTCTCCAATTGCTATATTATTGCATCCGAATGTATTATTGAAAAGTGCTTTACAACCAATAGCAATATTATCAACACCAATGCTATTACAGTTAAGTGCAGCAAGTCCTACAGCAATATTGTTACAACCTGTAGTGTTATTAGTAAGTGCACAATTTCCGAGAGCAACATTATCACTACCGGTGGTATTAAAATAAAGTGCACCCCCTCCGATAGCAATATTACAAGAACCAAATGTATTACAATGAAGTGATCTACATCCTACTGCAAAGTTAAAAATTCCAGTAGTGTTACCATATAGTGATCTGAAACCTAAAGCAGTATTATCAACACCAGTAGTATTACAAAATAGTGCCTGATATCCTTGAGCATTATTTCTTAAGCCCGATGTGTTATTAAACAATGCACAAAATCCAATACCGATATTATTATTACCTGTAGTATTACAACGGAGAGCATTTAACCCTATTGCTGTATTGTTAATACCTGAAGTATTACCATAGAGAGCATTACAACCTATTGCAATATTGTTTCTACCTGTGGTATTACAACGGAGAACATTGTTACCAATAGCTACATTATTACATCCTATGGTATTGTTAAAGAGAGCATTGATTCCAATTGCTGTATTGGCACATCCTGTAGTATTACCATATAGAGCATTACCCCCAATAGCAGTGTTGTTAACACCTGTGGTATTACAACGGAGAGCATTGAATCCAATTGCAGTATTTAAACAACCTGTAGTATTGTATACGAGAGCAGAGACACCAATTGCGGTATTATAATTACCTGTGGTATTACAACGGAGAGCATCTCGACCAACTGCGGTGTTGCTAACACCTATGGTATTTATACAAAGGGCATTGACTCCAATAGCAGTGTTGTTAACACCTGTAGTATTACAACGTAGAGCTTCAAACCCGATTGCGGTGTTACAATTACCTATGGTATTACCATATAGAGCATTACCCCCAATTGCTGTGTTGTTGATACCTGTGGTATTACAACGGAGAGCATTGAATCCAATTGCAGTATTAAAACAACCTGTAGTATTGTATATGAGACTCCCAACCCCAATTGCGGTATTATAATTACCTGTGGTATTACAACGGAGAGCACTTAATCCAATAGCGACATTCTGCATACCTATGATATTACAACGGAGAGCATTGTGTCCAATTGCTGTATTATCACAACCTGTGGTATTACCATAGAGAGCACCAAACCCGATTGCAGTGTTAAAGTTACCTGTTGTATTACAAAGGAGAGCATTGACCCCAATAGCAACATTCTGGATACCTGTGGTATTACAACGGAGAGCATTGAATCCAATTGCTGTATTGGCACATCCTGTAGTATTACCATAGAGAGAACCAACCCCGATTGCGGTGTTAAAGTTACCTGTTGTATTACAACGGAGAGCACTTAATCCAATTGCTGTATTGGCACATCCTGTAGTATTACCATATAGAGCATTACCCCCAATAGCAGTGTTGTTAACACCTGTGGTATTACAACGGAGAGCATTGGTTCCTATAGCTATATTACAGGTACCGGTTGTAAGACTAGATAAACTTAAACGACCAATAGCAATATTATCTGATCCAGAATTTGTTGTATTGCCAGATTGATATCCTAAACTTATATTATTATTAGAAGGTGTATAAGCATATACTGTGCCTAATGCAGTAGGAGTTGCAGACCATGTACTGGCAGTTGTTATTACATTAGAACCATTTTGTGTCAGTGCACCTGTAAGGTTGAGATTACCACCGACATATAAATCTTTTCCAATACCAGCTCCACCGGTAACCACAAGTGCTCCAGATGTTGTACTTGTTGCATTTGTGCTATTGGTAGTTTGAATAATATCATCAGTTACAACTAAAGTAGTGGTCACTGTGGTTAACTCAATGGTCAATTTTTGCGCAACTATTTCACCACCGACATATAAATTGCCACCAACTCCTACACCACCTGATACCTGTAATGCGCCAGTAATTGTAGAACTAGCTTGCGTTACATTTGTAATTGTTAAAATTCCAGAAAATGGATTATCGATTAAACCACTAAAACCACTTCTTCCTGAATATCCACTAAATCCAGAGAAGCCACTTATACCCGAATATCCGCTGATACCTGAAAAACCACTTATACCTGAGTACCCACTGATACCTGAGAAACCACTGATACCTGAGTACCCACTGATGCCTGAGTACCCACTGATGCCTGAGAAACCACTGATACCTGAGTACCCACTGATGCCTGAGTACCCACTGATGCCTGAGTACCCACTGATACCTGAATAACCTGAATAGCCACTAAATCCACTGATACCTGAATATCCTGAATAACCACTTATACCCGAATAACCACTTATACCTGAGAAACCACTGATACCTGAATAGCCTGATATACCACTGTAACCAGAATCACCTGAAAAACCACTTGATGAAAATGCTGCCGCTCCGCTAAATCCTGAATAGCCTGAGATTCCTGAATACCCCGATTCACCACTGTAACCGCTGTAACTCGAATATCCACTAATACCTGAATATCCACTAATACCTGAATATCCGCTATATCCACTTATACCACTATATCCACTGAAACCCGAATATGCTGTGTCTAATACACCATAAATTGTACCACCAACATATAGATCTTTTTCAATTCCTACACCGCCTGCAACCTGTAGAGACCCAGACTGAGTACTGACAGCATTAGTAGAACCTACTAATATAAGATCTTTAGCCCTGATAGTTCCGTAACTTGTTCCAGTGAATACACCATTAGTTTCTGTCCCGTCATCGAACCATTCTAAATAACCAGAAGCATTATCCCAACCTAAAAATGAAGTTTTATCTACACCTTTATAAAAATGAAAAATGAAACCTATGTCTTTACCGTCATCAAATGTCCAGTCATGGTTGTTTATATCTCCCCCTGGGGGTATGTGTAATTGAATAAGATTATCAGTATATACCGTATTTGTACTCAAGACAAAAGTTGAAGTACCATTAAATATTACAATATCATTGAACAGTGCAGGTCCATCTACAACTAAACTTTCATCAAACCACCCACCACCTTTAACATACAAAGCATTTGCTGTACTAGTACCAGTATTCCAACTCGTACTGTTAACAATTAAATTTTCACCGACATATGTACCACCGACAACCTTTAATGCCCCATTACCGCCTCCTGTAACCACCGCCAAGGTAGTAGTTGTTATAGTAGTTTCACCTCCTATTTGTGTATCAGATTGTACAGAAAGACTTTTGAGTACGAAATCATTATTAAAAGTTGTCATTTGATTTTACCTTATACCTTAATAGCAGTCCTAACAACAGTAATCGATTTATCGGTAGCTTGATTTGGAGTAAAATATAAATTTACCACTGTAGCACCCGAAACATCGGCATCCCATGCTCCTAGTGTAACCAATGGACCTTGTGTGTTAATTATGCCATATTCAGTTGCAAATACAGTGTTATTATTATTGACTGTCATTAAAATTTTACTCACTTGAAATGTAGCTGTTGAACCTATACCTGAACTTATTTGTGCTGTATATTCTGCTGTTCTGTAATCTGCTATTAGGTAACTATCAACAAGAATAGTAGCAGTATTATTTATAGTCACCTTTGAAGTAGAAATTTTAGCATAAGGTATTTCAAATGTATCCGCTATTACACTATTGTTAACATGAATATTTTGACCTACTGCTAGACCACCTGATATTATAACTGCTCCAGTAGTTGTAGATGTAGAAGCAGTAACATTTGAAATATTAGTTATACCTAAAATGTTGGTCGATCCATTGACATATAAATCTTGACTTATTCCTACTCCTCCAGATACAATTAACGCACCTGTATTTGTAGATGTAGAATTTGTATTATTTGTGATATAAGTGATACCGGCAAATGTAGAATTTCCACCGATCCCGATCCCACCTACTACCTGTAAAGATCCTGTATCGGTTGAGTTACTATCAATAGAACCTATAATTTTCAAATTGGCAGTCTTTACAGTACCATCTTGAGACGTAATCAAAGCTCCGCCTATATCTATTGTACTCGATGATACATACAGTGTATTCCATCTGTTTTCTGCACTACCTAAATTATATATTCCGTCTTGCGAAGGAATAAGGTCTCCAGAAAATGTTCCCGAAGATCCTACAAACAAATTACCGCCTATACCGACTCCACCTGTTACAATTAGTGAACCCGATGATGTACTATTAGCATCTGTAGACGAAGTTACAAACAATACATTTGTTACTGTAAAGACATTTGCTATATTTTTTGGTGGTACAAGTTTTATCCAAGCAGCTCCATTCCATTCCCAGGTATTTGTACCTATAGTATATTGTTGACCTATGACTGGATTGGTTGGAAAATTTAATTGAGTCATTTTATAAATTAAATCCCTGTAAATTGTATCCAAATAGTACTTGTACCATCTTTTATAAACTGTAATTCTATTCCATAGTTCGGATCAATCCAAAAATCTCCTATTCTAGCATTCAATGGAGTAGATGTACTGATAGTGACTCTAGGTGTATACAAAAGATAATTTTCATCAACTTGTCCTTCGGGACTTCTTATACTGCCTTGGCTGGCAATCCCTCCCGAAACAACTAATGCCTGATTACTATTTGTGCTTGTTGATGCTAAATTACTTGTAATATTTACTTTAGGGATAGATAAACTAGAATCAGTAGCATCATAAATTAATAAAGTTTGTGTTGTAACGGTTGTATAATTTGATACGGTATTGGTCAACACCAAATAATATTGAGTAGTTGTATCAGCTTGATCAACAAATATTTCATTTGCATTACCTGCTGAAGTTGCAAACGCAGCAATACCGACTGAAGACGACCACACCGGAAGTGTACCATCACTGGTTAATACTTCACCATTATTACCGATTGGTAAAAATGCAGTTACATTAGGAGCAGATTGATATAATACTGTGCCTGTGTTACCACCGGCTAGCGATACTGCATTAGTTGCAGAACCGGCTCCGGATACTGTACCATAAATAATTCCGCCCACTCGTAGATCGCCACCTATTCCAACTCCACCAATTACTGTTAATGCTCCATTAGATGAACTAGTTGTAACGGTACTATCATTAATTTGAACAGGTCCATAGGTAATAATATTTTCACTTACACTTATTCCACCTAGTACTGCTAATGCACCTGTATTTGTACCTGTAGCCGCTGTACCTAATCCAATTCCGGTATCAGCATTTAGTTGTAAATATCCTGCTCCGTTGTAATAGAATATACCACCGATATTAACTTGATTGTCTCTACCATCAACGAGATTATCTCCCATGATAGATACATTGCCGCTACCTCTTTTTAAATTATTACCTACTTCATGACCTAAAAAGAAATTATAACTACCTGTAGTTAAATTTTGTGCAATGAAATCACCTAGAAAGAAATTTCTTTCTCCATCGTATAAACTTTTACCTGCATTTGTTCCGATTGCAATATTATTGTTACTTAAAAGAACCCTAGTGCTTGTACCTCCAGACACGTATGGAGTATAGATAGTACCATCTGCACCATCACTCAATATTGGATCGGCATATAACTGAAATCTATCGGAACCTAAAGGATAAACATAAAAGGTCATTCCTTCTAGTTCTTCTAATCCATTGGTAAAATTAGTTAATATAATCCCTGTACTTGTGGTGTAATCATTGTTAGGGACTGTAATTTCAATAGGATATACTAAAGTTCCACTATTGACATATGTAGTGGCTATCCCTAATGTGGTATCTAATGCAGTGCTAGTTGTTAATGGTAAACTATTATAAAGAGCAAATGTATTTGTACTTAGAGTTTCTACAAAGAAAGATTGTTCATTGACCAAACTGAATGAACCGGTACTGACACCGTTTACATCATAAATAGAAATTCTTGACCCGGTACTAAGGTTATGATAATCAACTGTTACAACAGCAGGTTTAGCATTGGTGATTCCTAATATAGGTTTATTGCTTATTACAGTTGCACTAGTAATAGCTCTAATAAAGTTGCTGTATGTAACACCGTTTTCTTTTAAGGCACTATCCCCGATTGCAATACTGTTTCTAATATTAGTACCTGAACTTAGAGCCAGTCTACCTATTGCAATAGATTTATAAGCACTATTAAGATTCTGTAAAGCATTATAACCTATTACAACACTGTTCTGTCCGTTACTAAAATCATTAGTGACTGTTGATGCAACAGCTCTAATTACTATATTATTAACTGCTCCATCTTCGTCATTTCTATATCCCTGTCCTATTGTTAATCCATTGACAGTAATATCATCTCTTGTAATAATATTTGCGCCAACCCCTATGCCGCCTTGAACTACCAAATTAGCGGTATAAGTATTCACTGCAGAGAAACTGGTGCCAGAAGATAAAATTCTAATAGAACCATCAGGCATGGCACTAAACATTGTACCTGAATTAAATTCTATAAAACCTAGACTACTACGATAAGAAGTTCTAAGAAAACTGTCCGTAATCAGTGTAAAACCTGTATCGGTAGTAGGAGTGACTGGTAATTGTGGTTGAGCTCCTCTTAGATCAATAAACTCACCGCTACCACCTCGTCGAAGTGTTTGTCCGCTTATAAGTCGTGCCATAATATCTTATCTCTAATTATTCGTTAGCAGTTTCTAATATACTTAAGGTCAATTGTAGTGTAGAAGTATTAGAACCAATACATCTTATACTATCTAATGTCTCTATAATTAATTTTCCACTCAAAGGATTAGCTGCATCTTGAGCAGGAATTTGAAAATCTTTCACTAAAAAAGTATCAACATTAGGTTCTTGAGCACCATTACCTTGAGCATCGGCTAAAACTCTTCTATTTCTATGATGCATAAAACTAACGCTTTCTGTTTGTGTACCAACATTAGATATTTGTGCCATTAAAATAATACTGGTAACACCTACAGGTGCTGTATATACAGTCGAAGTGCTGTAGACCCCATTACTGACTCTTGCGGTTTTAGTTTTAAACGTGTTTAATGGAATTAATGCCATAATCTTTCCTTTATAATGCTCCTTCTACGGCTAATATAAATGGTGTCATATTTGCAAATAGGCTCTTGGTAAATGTTCTTCCACTAAGTACACCAGTAGCCTGGCTAATTACTAATCCTGGACCGATTCTAAAATCGCCGTTTTGATCTGTACTGGTAAAAAATACCTTACCACTATCTAATTGCACAACTTCTTTTGTTTGAACAGGATCGGCTCTACCAACCTGCGGTAATGCGCCATAGTCTGTACCTGCACCTACATATTCAAATACATATCCAGATGCACTGATATAGCTTCTTTGGTAGAAATTGACAACTGCTCCGTCAGGGAATAGATCATTACGTCGTACATTTTCTCCCAGTTGAACAATATGATGAGTACCGTCTCTTGACCAATAACTTAACCCCACCATAACACTATTATAATTTCCGCCCGATTCTAAATCATAAATTAGCCGTTGTAGAATAATTTCTATATCGCGTTTACATTTTAATTCATTATATGTTAAACTTGGATATAATTGCTTAACATATGCATTAACTTCTTCAGAAAGAAATTCTAAATTATTTTCAATTAGTGTAACCGCAGCCCCTGCACCTTGAGGAATAGTACCAGTTTTGGTTCTAAGATTATTAGGAACAACGGCTTCAGCTGCGGTAATATTTGCCGCATTGATAATATTTCTCATGTATCCAAATCTTTGATTAATAAATGTATTAGATCCGCTACCTCCTAATACAAATTGATCAGTATATTGAGTCGATGTATTTCCTGCTGTTGGTGTAATAACTTGATTACTGATTATTTGCAGTGTACAAGTATTAAGATGATTCAAAGCTGCCAAGTGAGCTTCAACTTGATCGGTTAAGAAATCTCCCCCTGACGCAGTAGTTAATATATTTGTACCTGTGTTTCTAGGATTCAATGCAATAGTACTACTTAAAACAGTATAGTATGCATTACCGCAGATAATTATATCAAAAAATAAATTATTATAAGAATTTGTTGCAGTGTTACCTGGATCAAATCCTCCACTACTGATTGCTTTATTCAAAGTAATACTTTGATAACCGATATTTGTTACCACAGTTCCAGTTTCGGCGTATAAAAGACCGTTTGTACCAGTAAAACTATTATTTTGATCTCTTATATAGACTGCATTACCTATTGCTATTCCGTCTGTAGCTATACCGTTAATAGTAATACTTCCGGTATTTAACGTACCAGTATTAACAATAGCATTTAAAAATCCAGACAATCCTTGGTCATTTGTTTGAATAATAGGGTTCCCATCAACATCATAGACAAACTCGGGAGCAATAACTTCCATTACTAAAGAAATATGTGGTCTATCTAATATATCAGGAGTAAAGATCTGTACCTGTCCATTGTCTGGCCAATAACCAGTTGGGTAATATTGATTTAATTCTGGATCTGGGGGATAAGATTTAAGTCTCGGATTGTAAACTGTACCACTGAATTTTCTAGAACCATACCCTCTTGCTAATAGACAAATATCTCCAAAGTTAGCATTACTGTTTACAATTGAAGCAATGCCTCCACTTTCTACCTCAACACCGATCGAGCAGAAAATTGTAAACACTGAAACCAATTGAGCATATCCGTTATTCTTAATATGAATACCTCTTCCGCCCTGATTAACCTGTGTAAATGCATCATAGACAAATGATTGTATTGGACTTCTAGCACTAATAACTGCTCCGTCTACCAAACTACCGCCCATAGACCCAATTGGATCGACTTTTCTACTATTCCATGTAGTTGATGTACCTGAAAATTCTATACTTTTTGCCTCTACCTCTTGACTTGTTAATGGGAAAGTATAAACATCTCCAAAATATAAAGTAGCATCATTACCGAACCCTATTGTAGCTGTGTTCAAACCAATTCTATAGGTATTTGTTGACACAGTCTGTACACTAGTAACTTGTGGACTAATTTTTACATCAGATCCGTTGAGACCTGTTAATGCAAACAGACCTCCACCGGCATATACTGGAGGAGCATATAGCGGACCATTTTCTATAATTGTTTTAATTATGTTATAGTTTCTGCTAACTGCCTGCTGTGGCATATAGTCCCCACCGTACTGGAAGAATGGATTAATAATTTGACTTATTTCTGTACCAGTTTGTGGTGTTACTGCTATATTAGCAATAATATCTAATGAAATATTTTCAGCATGAGATATAGCTGCTGTTGTGGTAGATACTTGTCCTGCAACAGAATTATACCCTCCAGTCCAGTAAGCTAATCCTGCATCAATGCTTTTTTGATTACCACCTAAAAGAACATCTTGAGATACTGCATCGACAATTAGTCCTACATCTCTATAACATTTTTCTTCATTGTAATTAAAATTACCTGCATTAAAGTAATTATCTATATAGGCAATAACTTCATCTTGAATAAAAGCTCTATTAGCTACCAATATATCGTAAGCTTTTTTATCGTTTACATCCGCACTAGCCACAAGACTGATAGGCATTGGAGGGCTTGCAACGTTTGGACCATTGGTTATAATATTCGTAATAGTTGTTACCAATTGTATTAGTTGTACTGCTTCAGCTATTGTAGCCGCAGGTAAAGAAGTATCTTGTACTTCTGTCACACCTGGACTTACTGTAATAGGATTATTAGTTACCAACTGTGGTAGAATAAATGAAATTCTATTATACGCAAGAGTTGTTGCAGTAGATTGCCCTTCTATTACAATATTAGTATTTGTTACACCATAATAATAAAGCCCGCTTTGTACTGCCTGTTTATTCCCACCATGTAATAAATCAAAACTGATCGAATCAATTATATTTCTAATATCAGTAATATAGGTAGCAGTATTGAAAGTGGTTAATCCTAACCCGCCTGTACTGGTACTTGCAGACAAATAAGCTACAACTTCTTGCTGTAGATAAGTTTTATTTGCTTGTAAAATTGTAACTGCATTATTTGGACTTATAAAATCTGTTCTCGGTCCATTAGGTATAATTTTATCAGTCCATCCTGCATTTCCATTTTCTAATATGTCAATTATAGTATTGTATTCTGAATTTAATTTAGTAACTTCGTCGTTAGTAGCAGGTTCATAGCTTGTGTTTTGTGTACCAGTACTAAATCTATTAATACCCAAAATAAAGTCAGTAGCAGTTGTAATGTTAAGAACAACTTTTGCACTCATAGTTTTCAAATAATCTATAGCTGCCACTGTAGCTGTAACTTCAGTAGCTATACTGACGTAATTAGATTGATTATAGTATTGTAAACCTGCAAAAGTTGACTGACTGGTAGCAGTAGTAGGATATAATAAATCTAAAGCTATACTATCAACAATTAATCCAGTATCTCTTTTGCATTTGATTTTACTATATGGGAAATTTTTAACAATATTGTTAATATAGTTTACAGTATCTTCTTGAATAAACTTACGATTGGCCTGTAATAATATTTCTGCACTAACATAAGCAGCATCTGGTCCTGTGCTAGTATAAATGGAAGGTGCCGCATCAGGACCATTATTAATAATGTTTGTAATTGTAGAAAATAAACTATTAATACTGTTTATCGATATATCGCCACCGGTCAATACAAAGTTTATAACTTGTTTAAACTTACCTGTTCCACTTAATAGATCAGTGCAAGTTGAATTAACAATGACCTGTGTTGTTAGAGTATTCAGATAATTAATCGCCGCAGTTGTTTGGGCTTCTTGTCCTTCTATAACACTAACTACTCCATCGTAGTATGCCAATCCGCTTTCTACTGCTTTTTGATTGCCACCGAATGCTGCATCATAGGCAACATTTTCTACCAAAATACCTACATCTCTAAAACATTTTTCATCATTGTAGACAAATCCATACCATATACTTGATGAATTTGCCACATTAGCTGCAACCTGTTGGTCAACATATGCTACAGTTTGTTCTTGTAAGAATGGTTTATTAGCTAATAATAAAGTTCTTGCATTAAAAAATCCCGGATTTTGTTGACCTGAATTTACATACATACCTTGGGTAATAGTACCGGTACTGACTACCACAATCACCGATGTTGTATTTTTTACCCATGTACCTGTACCCACTGCGATAGGAACTTGAACTGTTTGATTTGGTATAAACAGTGTACCGTCTTTAAGCCATGGTCCGCTCTGGTTAGTACAATTTTGAACATATGGTGAATGGAATAAATCTATTCTATCATCGCCCACTAATGGAGGGAAAGCTGTTGCATAAGCACCTCTATTAAATCCTTGTGCATATTCACCTTCTAAGAGTCCGCTTCTTCCATTCAAGAAGGTCATATAATTTAGATAGCAACCACTATCTAAATGGAAAAGGTCTTGAGTTTTATTAATTGGTTCTATGAACGTTGTTCTTATATCACTGCCACGAATTGAAGTATATGGTAATAATCTAAGAGGATTATCTTCGTAGTAAGTTCCTGCACTAACTAAAATTTGTGTACCTGGTCTATAGTATGGACTATTAATTGCTCCCCCTATTGTTCTACATGCTCTGCTAGAATCCTGAGCAAGACCGTCATTAGTATCATTACCGTCTACAGTTACATAGAGTGTATTAGTAACTACTGGAGCAGTACCAATGGGTCTATCACCTAATACTCTAATATTGCCTTGAACTTCAAGATAAGGATCAGAAGTCGGTGGTTTAACTGTTATTTTTTCGGTAACATTTCTTAAAAATTTTGTATATATGTCATCTACATACAAATTTTCCTTAATACCAACACCGCCGTCTACCACTAATGCTCCTGTAGATATACTAGAAGCAGTAGTTTGATCTTTAACTGTAATTTTTTCAACAGATAAGGTACCTAGTCCGGGGTTATAACTTAAAGCACCGTAAGTTCCGACTAGATCTGCATATAGTGGAACTCCAGTAACACCTATAGTTTTTACAAATGTAGGATAATATAATTCATTTGTATTAGTTGATTCAACTGTAATTTGACTGGTAGTACTAGAGAACTGAATTCTACCATAGATAAATCCGCCTACATTTAAATCTTTTTCAATTCCTACACCGCCTGGAAAATAAGCACCGGCCTGTTTTCTTAAATTTTTCTGTGTAGTAATATCAGGTTCTGATGTAGCGTTAAAATAGACGTTTGTAGCTGTATATTCAATTCCAAAAGGATTACCTACATTAGCAGCATTATTAGTATTAAAGACGATTTCTTGATCTGATCGGCCAACATCACTAACAACTAATTTCTGACCAATTCTAGCTGATCCGATTACAATTGCATCTGATAATACATTTAATTGACCTGTAACAATTGTACTGGTAGAGCTTAGGACAACATTACCAGCAGGTGCAGCAATGGTATTTGGACCAGATAATGTTACCTGCCTTGTTCCCGAAACTCTTACTAAATCAGCCATTTTCTATTCCTTTAGAGTATTTATTAGTTTAATGAATTCGTAGCTGTACCGATATTAAATCCATCGGATCACTATGCGGCCATTCAGGATGACTTTTAAATCTTAAAACTACACCAAATGAAGGATCTTCTATTATCTGTTTGGTAATATTTGATACGCCCCATAATAATAAAGGTCCTCCATAATACATAGTGGGATTTATCTCTAACCTTGCCTGATTCTCTCCTATTAATTGGTTATTATATGTTAATGAAACGGTATCATCTGTAATTCTTCCAACTCTTTTACTAAGTAATTTAAGTTCAATTCCGTTAATTGTATTAGATAAATTTGTAAAACTATAGTTGGTCATTTTAATATAATATGTTTTATTCACAATATCCGGCTTAGGGCTTCTAGCTATATGAATTAATTTTCCTAATGTACCTACTGAAGACCCATTAGATGAACGCAGACCTGCATAACCGTTAGAATCATCCCACTTTATATGAATAGTTTCAGCATTTGATTCCGAATATTGAGAAACTAATCTAGGATTGCGCCATTCTGTAATCATACCAGTATTTACCTAATTGAGTATTATGCATGATCAACAAAAAAGGGCTCAAAAGAGCCCTTTGTCAAATCAAATAATTTTTAATTATTTGCGATTTGAACTGTACCAGTCGTAGCGGTATCTAAACTCCAACGTGTTACATCACCGTCGGCATATTCATAAGAACCGGTTGATAGATTATACTGATACAATCTTGCTTTTCTTGATGTCAGTTTGTCAACAAAATAAGTGTTACCTAAAACATCAGAGGCAGTAATATACATTTCTCCTGATGCCAATGTTGAAGTTGTTACTAAAATACACTGACCTGAACCTTGTGCAGTTTGCACAAGATATCTGCGACTAGCTTCTTGTTTCATAATATCACCAATTACACCACTACTACCGCCAGGAACATAAGCGTAGACAGTAATACCATTTTGTTGGCTGCTAGTTAATGATGTTACAAATGAAGCACCACTACCATCATCGCGGAAAATTAAAGTACCTGTAACTGTGCTTGCATTTGCCACGCTTGGCACAACTGATGCAGATGCTATTGAATTTATTTTTGCGCTAGCACCTACACCTGTACCAGTAATAGACATTCCTACAAATAAACCAGATGTAGTTACATATATAACGCTTTGCCCCGATGTACCGGTACCTGCTACATTAACTCCTGTTGCAGTAGTAACTGTAATTGTTGCTGTACTTGTATAACCGGCTCCATTTGATGTAACAGAAACTGCTGTAATTCCGCCGTTACCTGATGTTACCGTAGCAGATCCTGTAGCAGTAGATCCTCCTGAAATCTGAGGATTACTAAAAGTAATTGTTGCACCTTCAGAGTAGTTAGTACCAGATGAACCAACTACTACGGTTGATACTCCTTCTCCGCCGACTCCAGTCAGTCCGCCAGTTTGTGCATCATCGTATGGTGCATTTGTATTTGCAAAATATTTTTTATTAATAGGACGTCCCATTTGTTTCTCCTTTGTATTAGACAGTTCTATTGCCTACGCGGTGGGTGCCGCATAAACCCCTAAAAGGGCGAACAAATTATTTAGCGATATAAAAAGAAAACGCCCCGAAGGGCGTTTTTGTACTTAGTAAGTAAAGTAAATTACTTGAAGCTAACTTTAGCGTGAGTAATTGCAACTTTACCTAAGTAGTCAGCGGCGTTACCGAGTGAGCTAGCTGTATTTGTTAACTCAACATAACCGTAACGTGTTAAGAAGCCAACTACTGGCTCGAATGTTGCCGGATCAAGAACAACACCGGAGCTCATTAGAGGAATATATGGGCAATAGAAAGCAGCAGCATCAGCTTCGCTTGCGCCCTTATAACCAATTAGAACCTGATTGTTGTCTTGTGCTGTTGCATCGCTTAGATATGCATCAACATAAACACGCATTGCGCCATTTAGTGTACCAACAAACTTGGTGTTAGTTGGTGCTTCAAAAGTGCCTTCTGTTGTACGAGCGAATGCACTAGTTGTTGCGCTTTGAAGAATTGTAAGAGCTTGGTTAGAAACAACTGCCCAATTACCAGCACCACGACGTGTACGCTGAGCAATCAAGTTTGCAACACGGTTGATTTGAATTGCAAGAGCAGCATGTTCATCGCCAACGAATGTAGCAGTACCAGAAACTAATGACTGGTCATATGTTTCTTCAACACTGGCTAAACTACGTAGAGAAGCAAGAATCTCTTGATCGATCTCAGCAGTAATTTCTTGTGCTAGAGCAGCCATAATTTCTGCTTCAATATCGATACCTTGTTGTGCTTGTGCGTCTTGTGCAGCCTCAAAGGTCCAGCGAGCGCTTAGTTTACGTGACTTAGCTTCTACTGGTGCCTTTAAGATTTGAATGCTCATTCTACGACCTGGACGACCTTCTAAGCTAGCAGTTGTGTCAGCTTTAGGTGTTGCGTCTACGTTATTACCTGAGTAAGCAGCAGCAATCTTGAATGGGCTTAGAGCTTCTTCACCTGCTACAACGTTGTTGCCGTCATCAGCATAACGAACACGTAGTGTATGGATTTGTGCAACTGGTCCAGTCATAGGCTGAACACCAACGATTTCGTTAGCAATAACGGTTGGCATTACACGACGAATTACTGGAAGAATAACACGGTTAAGTGTTGCAATATTTCCTGTGCTTGTTGCGCCAGCGGTTGCGCTTTCTGTCAAGTAACGACGAGTATTTTCTAAACATACGTCCATGACTCCGCGCTTATTACCCTGTAGGCCTTCAAGCAGAGCGACTTTGGTCTCTGACCATCTTTCATTTAAAAGTTGTGACATTTTTGTCTCCTTGAATTTTTTCTAATTATCTTAGACCAGCTAATTTGCGGATATCTAAGATGTTATCTAAGCCTACCTCTGGCTTGGATTCACGATTACCAGTGATTTCTTTACTTTCGGCAAGTACAGTTTTCTTTGCGGCAACCTTACTTTCACCCTCCATTACTGCGGGTAGGTATTTTTCAAATGCAGATCCTAGTTTACGTGTTTCAACGCTCTCTAATAATTGCTGCATTACTTCTCTTTTGCTAGCATCCAATGGTGCCAACATTTCAGCCATCACAGCTTTACGCTCCATGAGATCTTTCTGAACACGTAATTCACGTTCTTTAGATTCTGCAATTTGCTGTTTTTCTGCAATCTGCTGTTGAGCTTCGGCAAGTTGTTTATCTTTATTATGAATAATCTTTAACAATTTACTGGTTTCAGATTTTTCATTTAAGAAACTTACACTATACTCTTGTGCAAAAGCTTCGTAAATTCTACGTCCGAAATCGTTATTACGAGCACTTTCAATATCTTCTTTCAGCTGATAAATTTCAGCTGTAAGTTTTTTACTAATAGTGTTCTCAACAACTTTTGCAGAACGTTGAATAAACTGTTTACGAATTTCTTCAAATTTACCTTTAGCTTCGCGCACTAAACGAACTTTCGTTTCAGTTAGATCGCGCTTATCCTGTGCAAATTCTGAAATTTCTTTAGCTAATGCATGTACAACAAAACTTTCTAATTTAGAAAAATTCTCTGTGACCTTTTTACGATCACTTTGAAATTCTATTAATTCTTTACCTAGTTGTGAAATGATAAAACTTTCTAACATTTTACTGTGCTGTACTATTTTTTGTTCATAGACAACTTTTGCTTCTGTTAAAGCTTTTTTATCTTCGTACAATTCGGCCATTTCAGCAGCCAATCTGTCGCTTAACATCTTGTCAATTGCTTCAACCATAATTTGTTTATCATGATTGTATTTTTGTGCAAATTCTTCACGAAGCTCAGCGGCAACTTGGTCGCGATTCTCTTGAATCTTAGCTTGTAATGCAGTTTCAACAATAGTTCTTGTTTCTTCTGTCATCACGCCTGATTCGACTAACTGTTTGAATGCGTCCAACATATATTTCTCCTCGGGCTTTATTTTAGACCTTTAATAACTTTCAAGATCGCCTCTTGAAGATATTTTTGGGCCTTTGGATCATCTTGTGTTTCTACAGAGACCCTGTGTGCTTTCATACCATAACGTGTATTCATCAAATGTTCATACACGGGAGTAGGATAAGCACCAGGGGCACTGGGTTGAGCAACTACATCTACTGTGATTATCTCGAAATCGGACACTTGACCGTTTGTGTCATTGACATTGCCACTACCTCGAGAACTAACTCCAAGTTTTACACCACTTTCGAGCATAGTACGAATTAAGTTACCCATCGGTGTAGGTAAAATTTTCATTTTACCATAACCATTAGGACCTTCCATCCACATCTGTGTTATCATATGTGAGACTCGGTCCAAATTTACTTTTAGATCATCGGGATGGTCAACTTCTCCTAATACAGAATATCCGTTTTGTATTTGATCATTTAGTGTTTTAACTGCACGTTCAATTTCATTTACTGGATATATTCGTCCATTTGCATTTCTAATTCCGCCCTGGATGGCAATACCCTTTAAGTAAAGAGTTTTACCATCTTTATCATCACTTTCCAGTATAATACCGGATTGATCGAAACTTAAATGTTCTCTAAGATAAGTTAATTTCATCCCAAATCTCTAATTATTTGATGTGCTTCAAAGGACTGGTAGTATTTGTTGCACCTTTGACACTGTTTTCACCTGTTCCAGCACCGACAGCATGACCTTCTGCATCAGCTGGATGTGCTACTTTACTAAGAGTTTTCACTCCGGATTTAACATTATCAACATTGTGCGTATTGTTTCCAACAAATTTACCACCTTGTTTTACCACCCCTCCAACTTTACCTTTAGGACTGGTTCCATCTTCATTTGAAGTTGCACCTTTAGCTACAATATTTTTACTATTGGCACCACTGGTAGGTTTACCAGATCCACTGCTAATTGGACTTTGGCCTTCATTCGAAACAGGCATTTTTTCACCAGTATTTGCACCGGCTACATGTCCACTTGGTTTAGCAACAGTTTCTCTGTATTCTCGTAATCCCATCATATCATCTTTTGAATCCATGTCCGTGTCCATGTCCATGTCATCGGATGAATCCATGTCTGAATCAGGCATTCCTTTTGCTGCTTTTAATTCATCAAAGGCAGCTTCTAGATCTTCAATTGCCTGCTTGATATCTAAAATAGCATCTTCTTCATCACCCATACCATCTACTTCAATATCTCTAAGAACATCATCCCCTTTATCTTGATCGGGCATATCGTCCTCATCATCATCCTCTGCTTCTAGTTCATAACTATCTTCTAATGATGTATCATCATTACCCATAGATTCGTCTTGCTGTTCTTCCTCTTCTTCTCTACCCATAGATTCGTCTTGCTGTTCTTGCTCTTCTTCTCTATCTGTAGATTCGTCTTGTTGTTCTTCCTCATCTTCTTCAGCGATGAGATTTTCATAAATTTCGCGTGACTTTTCTACAACGATTTCATGAAAAAGCTCATTGGCCTTATCCATTTCTTCGTTGACAATGTAGTCAAGCAATTGCTCAAATTTAGTTGACATTGCGAATTCTCCTTATGGTTGTGGCAATATGTAGATATATTTACAAACTGTAAAGAATTTCGATATCAAATACGCCAAAAATGAGCAGTTTTGACTAAAAGTGACAGATTTTTATTCTGTTTTGATAATTTTACTAAAAATATTTATTTTTTAATTACAAAATTTAGGCAGTTGGAGCAGGAGGGGGTAAGGCATACATCTTACGTATTAGTCCAAGATCCTCTTTTCTTTCAATATCGTGTGCTTCACTGGCACGACGTATCTCGTTGATCATTTTTAATGTCAATCTAGTTTTTCTAGTATCTTCATTCCTTAATATACTACTATCATTGTGAGAAATGTAACGTCGATCATCTGCGACATCTAAAGGTTTTCGATCGATATACATAAATTCTTTTAATAACATAATATTAACTCGCAGGAGTTGCTGCAGGAGCAGCAGCTTCACCTTCAACCGGGGCAGCACCAGTAGCACCAGGATCAGGTAGTGCTGTTGCACCTTGTAAATTATTTATATCGCCCGAAATATTATTTGCCGTCACACCTTGACTACGTAATTCTGCGCTAGCACTTAATTTTACATCTATATCTATATTTTCTTCCTTCCACATAGATTCATTCTGTGCTATCTCTTCAGATGTTAATCCCATAAATCGTTTTAGAGCAAATCTTCTACTCATAAATGGTACAGCTAACAAAGTATTAAATGTATTAACACGAGCAGTATCCATTTCTGACTGCCTATATGAAGCAAAATTTTGAGGTGGATTGAATTTTAAATCAAAAATATTGTTATCTATATTAATACCTTTATTCAGCAAATACATTTTAAATTCAATATCAAAAGTTTCATTGAGCAGACTTTGTAATCTTTCACAGTATTTGTTAAATCTTAATTCTTGAATATAGGCTGTTCCAACTCTTCCATCATTGAAATTACTTCCTCCATCGTCCGGTCCTGTAGGTAAGTAACTGCTAGGTATACGTAGTGCTCTAAATAATTTATTGGTAAAATATTTTAAATCATCTATTTCACCCAAATTAGTTCCTCCTGGCAAAATTTCAACCTTACTACCTCTGCCTTCTGCTGTTTGAGGGAAAAAATAATCTTCATTAATGCTTAACGGATTATAGCTTGAATCAATTACTGTTTGACTTCCACCTGTTACGCTAGGAATTCTACGCTGATTAACTTCATTTTTCACACGTTCAACAAATCCCATAGCCAAATGACTGGGCATATTACCTACATCAATATAAAAAACTCTGCGTTCTGGTGCTCTTTGAACTCTGTAAATTATGATAGCATCTTCAAGTAGTTCTTTTTGTTTGAAAACTTTGAAGATGCTTTCCAATAAACTGTTACCAAAAGGATAATTGTTATCTAACCCTTCACTCATTGAAATATGGATTACATGTCTAGCATCTATAGCATATTGATTTTGATTTTGTGTAAATCTTGATCCAGATGTACTTGTAGGGAAGCTGCCCACCATTCCTCTACTACCTCCTGCACCTCCCTGACCAGTGCCATAGGCCCCTCCGAAAGTACTACCTCCTCCTTGAAGATTACTTGGATTTATTGCTGTTGTAGCCAGTGTTTCTAAATTTGGATTGAAATCTCGAATATGATATTGTTCTGGTTTTTTCCCATCACTTTCGTTAACTATAATTTTATCTACTTTAGCAGGATCTATATACATCCATGCTTGTGTTTCTGGATCTCTAACAAAAAATACGTCACCATACTTGAAACTATTTCTAACAATTTTGAAAATTCTTTTTTGAAATTTATTTAATTTACTCCATTGTTGAAGATACTTTTGAATAATTTTAATTTCAGTATGTGTAGCCTGTTCTTTGAAAAATACTTGAAAAGGAGTCCCATTTTCTATATTTTCTTGCGTACAAAATTCTGCTAGAATATCTAAAGCAGCATTCACTTCACTATCAGTATCCATAGTGTCATACTGTCCATATCTTTCTAAACGATTAGGATGTCCAGCATAAACATCGGGCAAATAACTAGAATAATTTGATCTAGACGGGTTGGCCGCTGTACTGGCTATCCCACTAACAGGACTTAAATTGCCACTAGTATTAACGGTTGTGAAATATTTTCTCCAGGACATTACATTTCCTTAAATTCAATTCGGACTAGGAAAAAGATTCCTATCCAATCGTCTTGTTGCTTCATAAGTTCTTTGAGTGTTGTCTGAGGTCTGTCTCATTAGATTAATCATCGAAGCTGTTTGATTATTTAATAAAATCAATTGCTGCAATAAAGATTCTCCCCCTGATCCAACTGCTACGGCACTGGAAGATTGTGGTTGATTACTACCTGCCGGAGGGGATTCACTATCCTCTTCTTCACTAGACTTTAAAAATGTTTCTAAGTTTCTTATTGTCTGTATTAAAGCTCCTGCTCCACCTCCAACAATTGCTCCAGCTGCTGTTCCTACACCCGGTACCACTGATCCTACAGCAGCACCTATTCCAGCACCTGTAGCTGCTCCTCCTGCTATATTCAATCCTGCAGCAGTTCTAGGCATCCCTGCTGCTTGAGCATTATCTGATAAAAGATCAGCACCTACTCCTAGTATTCCTAGTAGAGAACCGGCCCCTACTCCTCTAAGAACTCTTCCCCCGGTACCTCCGCCTGGTGTTCTTCCAGTACCTGTGCCTCCACCTCCGCCTGGTACTCCGCCACCTGGTATTCCGCCTCCGCCCATTAGTTGTTTTGCAGCATATAATGCAATAATGGTTTTAAGTGCTATAAATGCTGTAGTTAAAGCGATTGTAACATTGATTAAATTAATAAATCCAGTTTTTATACCTAATAAATTTCCTATAAATTCTTCTGCTTTCTTTACAAACCCATCTATCTTATCTACCATAGGTTTCAAACCCTGAATCAAAGGATTCATACCGTCTAGCATTTTTTTGATATCAGGCAACGTTTTTTCAAGGATAGTAGTACCTAATTCCTGCATAGCTTTTTCAGTTTTAGCTGCATTTGCGGCTTCAGATGCTGTTCTTTCTTTTTGATTATCAAGAATTCCTTCCATCTGCCGTTGAGCATCTTCTTCAGTTTTTATACCTTGAGCATTCATTCTATTACGAGTAGACATCATTCCTGCTACTGTAGTATTACCCTGCATAACCATAACATCTGCGGCTTTACCCATTCTTGATACGTCAGTAGCAATAGCTACTCCCAATCTACCACCTTCTCGCATTTGGTCATTAATTGTTTTGGATGCATCATTGACATTTCTAGCCAAGGAACTTATACTTTGGGTACCTCTTGCGCTTAATCCAGCAAACTCTGCCGAAGCTTTTGTAATACCCGGTCCTATACCTAACAATTCACCTTGTAAAGCTTGAACTGCACCTTTCCCCCCCTGTGCCATAGCTACCTGCATAGCAGCATTAGCTTTTTTTCTTCCTTCTTCATCTAATGTCTGTAAATAGGCCTGATAAGCTGCGTTTGCTGCTTCCTCTTTAAGTTGATTTTCTAAAGCCTCTTTACTTTTACCGGTCATTTGACTCAACGCATCTAAATTCTGCATATATTCGGCAGCACTTTGAGCTAGTGCATTGGTATTTTTCATTTCTTCTTTGGTTCTGCCGCCTGTCATTGTAATGTAATTTGCAAGACTTTGACTGGCTGTTTCTCCAGTATATCCCAATGCTCTCAGTTGGTCACCTAGGTCACTTTTTAATAAAGTTTGACTAACTTTAACAAAACTACGAGCACCATCATCTGCCGTAGATCCCATCATAGCCATTGATTCACTGTTACGGTTCATCAGGGCAGTAAATTGATCTAAAGTCATGTATGTTTTGCTAGCAGCTAATCTTATTTCAGTTAAACTTCCTCCAAAATTGATTCCAGCTGTGCTCATATTTCTATATGAAGTCAGCATCTGTTCTTGGAATTGGGCTAATCTTTGCATACCTGAGAAGACCAATCCTAATGGTCCTCCCATTCTAGCCAATACTCCTAGAGTATCGCTGGCTTTACCAGTTCCCACTGTCATTGTTTGAGTGAGATCTAATACATTGTTTAATCCTAGACGTAATTGATTGCTACCTACATTAATAGCACCTAAGGCAGCACCGGTCATGGCTACCGATTTTCCAAATGCACCTAACTGTTGTTGTGCTCCGGTAATGTTTAGTCCTGCCGAGCCTGCTATGTTTGAAACAGCAGCCGCAGTACCTTTTCCCGATGTGGAAACCGCAGCTATAAGTTGTCGTAATGTTGCTTCTGTTGCAGCATTATTCAGCTCAACCTGCTCATTGCCTATTCGTCCAAATACGTCAGCCATTGTTTTTTATGAGTTTTCTACGCATATAAATATGTTAAAGTAATCATATCCCAATATAACCAGTTATTTATCGGAGACAGAAAATATGGAAAATATCCAAAATACAGTAAATCCTTTGACACATTTCATGAGACAACCAAAAATTTACATAAAATTACCAAGTCAAGGGCAATATTGGCCTCCAGGGTCGCTGATCAAAACTGAAAATCAAGAATACCCTGTATATTCGATGACAGCCAAGGACGAACTGATTTTAAAAGTACCTGATGCATTAATGAATGGTCAAGCAGTAGTCGATGTGATACAAAACTGTGTCCCTAATATAAAAAATGCATGGGCAATACCTTCTATAGATGTTGATTATATTTTAATAGCCATAAGGATAGCTACATATGGAGAAAAGATGAATTTTCCTATAAGTATTTCCGATGACTATAATGTCGATTACGAAGTCGATCTTAGAAATATAATGGATCGATTAACAGCTCAAATTACTTGGGAACCGGTTATTCCTATAAATGAAAATCTTACTGTATATGTAAAGCCTATTACATATAAAAACATAACCGAATCGGCATTACAAACATTTGAAACACAAAAAATAATACAGATTGCCAACGACGACTCTTTCAGTGAAGAAAATAAAATTAAAGCTTTTCAAGAAAGCTTTGCCAAACTGAATTCTGTTACGATTAATCTTGTTTCCAATAGTATATATAGAATAGACAGCAGTGCAGGTAGTACAGAAAATCCAAAATTTATCAAAGAATTTATAGAAAATGTTGATAAAGAAATATTCAATGTTATTCAAAATCACTTAGATATTTTAAAAGAAAAGAATATTTTGAAACCAATTACTGTAGATGTTACAGAAGAAATGAGAAACTTAGGTGTTCAAGGAGATACAATAGAAGTTCCTTTGGTGTTTGATGCATCTAATTTTTTCGTGTAAGGCTTTTGTATCTTTCAATACAAGAAATTGAAAAAATAATCAATACTCATGAAACAGATACAAAAGCCATAAAACAAGAACTTTTTAAATTATGTTGGTACATGCGAGGTAGTATAACTTATCATCAAATGTTAGATCTAACATTTGAAGAAAGAGAAATTATAAGTAAAATAGTTGAAGAAAACCTTAAAACCACTAAAGAAAGTGGTTTACCTTTTTTTTAAAGTTTTATATTTAAAAAATTACTCCATCCTTCTACTGTGACTACAGGATTTGAAAATGTAGATGTACTACTAGAAGTTGACCTATTTGTCGAAGACGTTCTGTTTTTATTCCTGCTATCTTCTTCAACCATTCTTTTTAAAATGACCAACAATCGTTTGCGCTGATATGGGGTCATGTTTTTGATAATTTCACCTAAATCATTGATTACAGGAGCCGTAACAGGGGAAGTAGGATCCTGTAATTCTGTTGAGGGAAATAAAACATCTAACAGACCCATTTTCCCTGCACCTACCTTACTCCCAATTTCGTATCCTTTTTTAAATTGATCTCTTAATCTCCCGAGCTTTGAGCGCAAAGAAGAATTATTTTGCTCATTTAAATTTTGTTCAATGTCATTTAAATTCATTTTTAAATCCGGATGAATAATATATTTATTATTAAGGGCGAAGCATCGCCCTGCTCTTTCGTCTAAAGACTCAGAGCAATTTTTCTTTCTATAATTCATCTAGATTAATCGGTCACACTTAGCCCTACTGGGCTAAGAAATGAAAGTTTTCATCTGAGTTGTACCTTTCACATAACGTTATAGCATTACAGAGGCGGTCAGCCTGTACCTCGAGCTATGTCTTAATCTGACGGCGGTCACTATACAAACGTTATCTTATATAGTAACGTGGGGTTTATCTCCCCTCATTTCGCCTGTTCAATTCTTTTCAAACAACCAAATCGCAGGACTTACAAGCGATCTTCATCCATTTGGGTAGTGGTTGAGCACTCTCAACGGCGAGAGTTTTACTCATCCCTGCGACACAAGGTCCAGGTATAGAGGTGTATGAAATTAGCCTACACTAGCCGATACCGAATTTATGAGCCTAAGATTTTAATATATGTGAGCCATGTTTAGACTAATCTAAAGTCAAGATTAGTCTGTAAAAGTTTTCTTATTTTGAAGCCTGATAGATTATGTGCAATTGCTGCCTTGTGTATAGAGGTAAAAATGCCTAATGGTGTTTGTATTGTTTTCGCGTTTCCGGGTATATTGCCTTGATGTGATAATGATAATTTTTTCTAGTTTCTTGTGTGAAGATTTGTTTTTTTCGTTTTTCTTTAATTTTTTGTATAGTATCGTTAGATAAAATTCTACCGGTATTTGATTTAGATATTTTTTGTCTAGTTTCTTCTGAAACAGGTGGTCTTGTTTTACCCAATTTACCTTTTGTAATGTTAGCACAATGTTCTGGTGAAAACTTTTTACCTTTATTTGATGGGGGACAAAATCCGCCTTTATTCAAATTCCAACCTATATTTTTTGTAGGTCGAACCTCTTCTTCATAAGTATAACAGGCATCAGAATCACCAGTAAATATAATAGATTGAATTACTTCGTGTTTATTGATAATTCTTTCTAAATACTTGTTGTGATGTATACCCTTTTTAGCAGCATTTTTATGTTCCCACAGCCGCTGTGTCGGATCAATAGAAACACCTACGTACCCTTGAGAATGGATGTCTTTGTGTTCGGATAAATGCAACCAGTAGACATAACACTTTTCAGTATTATAAATATTCATGCTGATAGTTCCTTGTAAACTGTTAGAGCGGGTGGATGCGTCAACATCGCGACTCGCAATATTATTTATTACAGTTTGAATTTTCTTACCTTTACCGATATCCATCCGTTGTACCATAGATTTTCATTTAATAAAACATCATACTCGAATTGATATTTCGCTTCATAATATGATAATTCATTTTTCGAATTACAATATCTCAAAATCTCTCTCTTAAAATTAGCCTCGCCTATTTCTGCAACATCAGATCTTAATTCCTCTGAACTTGACCAATATGTTTGCCAGTCTGAGTCTATTTTTGATTTGATTTTTTGTCTTTTCTTTTTGCCGTTCTTTAACTTTACAGTCTTGTAGGTCGTTTTACTAAACTTTGCTAATTTTTTGCCTATGTATTTTTTACCATTTTCTAAATTGGTTATAAGGTAAACAAATCCTATACAGTCATCTGGAAGAGTATCAATTTGTTTATCTTGATATAACCATGTCATATTATTTGTTTGAGGCCTTTGCTTCTTTTCTTTGGTTCTTTTCAGTTGTGATTTCGTTTCTACGTTGTTTAATCAATTTACCAATTTCTGCTAAAGCTTTACGTGCTCTTGTTCCTGCAGCACTATTACCTTCTACAAATTTGGTATCTTCTTTTAAAAAATTTTCAAATTGATCTTTTATTTGCTGTGTTGTTGACATTACGTTTTTTCCCTTGTAATTTTTTTAGTGCTCTTTCTTCTCGAATTTTTTTCATTAGTTCTGCTTGATTTACTCTGCCTTCTTTGTAAACTAATTTAGCTAACCTTTTCATTGATGCAGCAGATTTGTGAATATTTCTTAATGCTTCTTTGACTCTTCTCACAACTTCTATATTATATGGAGTACGTGCCATTACCATATTGTAATTGTGTAATTGAGCTAGATTTTCTATAAATTTAGAATATTCAGCTTGAAATTTTTGTAATTCACTGTTCGACATATTCTAAATCATTAGCAAAACTAGTAAATCCGTTTTCTTTTATAACTCGTAATACATGATTTACTCTACCTACAAGTTCATCTTTATGACTAATTAGATAAACATTTTTATTTCTTTCTCTAGACATCTTTTTCAACACAGCTAATCCTGCTTCAACACCAGCTGAATCCATACCTGCATCCATGAGTTCATCTATGAACAATAAATTAATATTTTGATAAAGTCCTTCCCAAACATCTCGAAAAGCAAAACTCAATGAAAGTATTAATCTATTTCTTTCTCCTCTACTTAGATTGTCAAAATCTAAATCTTGTCCCAATTGTGTAATTTCGACTGTTAAATCATTTTGAAATAATACAGAATGAGGCAAGCCCATTTTTTCAATATAGTAACTAAGCCGTTTGTTTAAGTATGCTAAATTTTGGTCAATTATTTTTTTCCTAATAAAACTATCTTTGTTTGTTAATAGTTTATGAAGAAATTCTTGATGATCTTTAGTCTTTGTTAAATTATTTACATTGGTCCAATCTATTGCTTTGATTGCTGTTTTCTTTAGTTCTTCAATTTGTTCTTGATAGGGATTAGTCTCTTCTGCTTTCTGCATCAATGCTTTTTCTAAATTTTCTAAATTATTTTTATGTCCCAGTGCTTCTGCTTGGGTCTCATAAAATGTTTTTGGTTTTTTAGGTAATTCGCCGATTTCTTCTAGTTCTAAATTTATTTCTTTTAGTTCATTTAGTAGTTTGGTACGATATTTTTTAAATTCTAATTCTTGTTTTTTTAAATTTTCTACCATCTCGTCGTGCTTATGATCGTGGAGTTCTTGTTCACATGCAGGACATTTTTTATCATTCAGTTTAGTTAATTCTTTTAGATATTTCTCAACAGTTTTATCATTTTGATGTAGTGCTGATTCTATAGTAGCTTTTTGTTTGTTAAGATTTCTAATCTTAAGATCATTATCGTCCCATATTTTTAAATCAGTATGAGCTTGAAGTTCTGAAACTATATCGACTGATTCTAAGTTAAGAATAGCCTTACCGAAGTTTTCTAATTCTTGTTGATGTTTTGTTTCCCAAGCGGAACTTTTTAATTGAAGACTATCTATACTTTTTTGAACATTATCATTAGCTGTTTTTATAGCTTCAATAGTAGCTGCTTCTGATTGAATTTTATCTTTTGTATCTTTGATCAGTGTTTTAAGAGTATCTGCCTTTTCTGATAAAAGAGTAATTCCAAGCAATTGTTCAATAACTTCTCTTTGATCTGCGGCTTTCATACTAAGAAAAGGTTCACTATAGGTATTCAAGGCAACTAGATGTTTAAACATAGTATGACTCATGTTTAAAAGATCTTCGATCACTTTTTGAGTTTCTCTACTGTCGCCTTGACTTTCGTCTTCGTTATCCAGTTTCAGTTCTGTACTATTAACAAATAATTTTAATAAATTAGGTTTGCGACCTCGTTCTATTTTATATCTATTACCATTTGTTTCAAATTCAGCAGTGACCAACATATTTCTACCGTTGGTTTTATTAATTAAGTTTTCTTTTTTGATATTAGTTAATGCCTGACCGTATAGTGCATATGATAGTGCATTTAGTATTGCGGTTTTACCGACACCGTTTCTGCTGCCAGTATCATCTCCGCCAAGGTCTACGTTCTCGCCTAGCACCAATGTGAGATGCTCTTTACTAAAATCAACCCCTTGTGTTTGATTACCTATTGAAAGGAAATTTTTTGCAGTAACAGTTTTAATTTTAAACATCAGATATTATTGTAAATTTCTAGTAAAATTTGTTTATCAAATTCTTTGCTATCTATATTAACTAGTTGTTCGGTAACTATTTGATCAACACTTTCAAATCTTTGATCATTATTATCATCAGTACCGCCTTCTAAATTAGTTTTATCTTGAATAAGGCTTATCTCTCTAATATTATATTCGTTAATAAATGTTTCTTTAATTAAATTTGCCTCTTCAAAGCTGATATCTATATCTAAGTTTACTTTAAGATACATTTTAGATTTCATAATTTCATTTTTTCGATCAATCAGTTCACTTAGTTTCAATGTTCTAAATTTTGGAGCATCGGGCCAATTTATGTATTGTGGTTCACCTCCCCATTCTAAGATCATCATACCTCTATTATCGTCCCATGTATCGGAAAAATTATGGGGAAAGGCATTTCCTATATAATGAATCTTACCTCTTGATTGTCTTTTATGAAAGTGTCCGCTGAATACATAATCTTGATGGATAAAATGTTCTGCTTGTAGTTCGCCGTGATCCGGCATTTGGATCATAGCATTCATATAGAAAAGCGGAAGTTCGAAATGACCGAACATATATCTGCTCTTAATCTGACTAATAGTTTTCCATTCATCTCCTACTAGCCAAGGTACTAACGTAACATCATCTATGGTGTTTACTTTTTCAACTACAACGACACCGGGAATGTGTCTTCCGAAATTACTAGAATGAACATCGCGTTTATCTTTATAAAAGAGATCGTGATTACCTGGAAACCAAAAAAACTGTTTAAATGATCGACCTAATTTTTCTAAAAGTTGTATCGAAGTATTAAGTGTAACTAAATTTAAATTGTTTCTGTTATGACTCCAGTCGCCCATAAAGATACAAGTTTCGCAATTATTTTCAATAGCTTGGTCAATAAACCAATCTATAAATTCTTCACAATCCTTAAGATGTGTAGTGGAATTTGATTTTAGACCTACATGTAGATCTGTAAAAACTGCAACTTTTTTAAATAAAGGCATCGATTAAGTTTCTCCTGTAAAATTTTACAGGGCTGAAAACCTAAAGTCAAGAATCTTTTTCTTCTAAATCTTCTTCACTTTGGTCAATTTCATCGCTTTTGGGCATACGTATATTTTTATATAATTCGGCCTGTCTAGCAATTTCTTCGGCGTACTCGTGACTGTTTTGTCTGGTCAAGCTCGGAGTTAGTCCTGCTTCTTCTAACAAATCATCACGTATATTTTGGTTCTTTTTTTCTAAATTTAAAATTCTTGTAAATGAATTTGTTACTGCTGCCGTATAATAGGCGAACGGATTTTCAGATTTAGATTCATCGAATTGTAATCCGATTTGACTTAATTGTAAAATAGCTTGCCCTTTCATTTCGTCGATATAGGTGTAGCCTCTCCAATTAGATCTTTGAGCGTATCGTTCACTTAATTTAATAAACATTCGACCTAAATTTTCGGTAATTCTTCCGTGATCTTTATTAAATTTGCCAGTTTTAATCCCACCTTGCCAATGACTTTTACCTACACATATTAATTCATCTTGATCATTAAATTTCCAATGTTGGAATGGAGGAAAGTTAACTTTTTCATGAACATCGGCTCTGGTTTTAGTTGTTTTTTTACGTCCTGGGGCTAATGGAATATGATCGAATGTCATTATTCTAATTACAATATCAGTTTTTAGAATAGATTTGTAGTCCGGGGTTATATCTGCTAATTTTATTTTTTTGTCACCTTTAGATCTTGCGTCTAAAAAGCTTAACATGCCTATTCTTTTAGCACGGTTTCTTCTAGCTTCGGCAACGGTTCTTATATTGATCTTGTCTAAACTTGGTAAAATTATATCGTGTTGTGAATATTCTTGTTTACTGAAACTTGAGTATGAACATTTGCTTTTGTGTATCTCTGCTAATAAATCTCGATTGTTTAGGTATTTTATTTTTCTTGTAAGTATATCAGTCATCTTATTATTGTTATCCTTTTGAATATTGTAACAGAAAATGACACAGTGTCAACCTTTGAATAATCTACGCACTTTATTTATTGGTAAATATTGGTATAGAGGATTTATTTATGTCGTTAGAAACTTATAAAAGATTAAGCAATGAATTCGTAGAAATTAGAAATTTTGCTTCGGGTAAAGCTGCTGAGTTAGAACCCAGATTAAATGCAATAAATCCAAACTCTCCTGATGCACGGGAGCAATACGATCAAATTACAGCTGAGTGGACTGCACTTAAAAATGAGTTTAATCCAAAATTTTCAGAATATGCGCAAAAACTTAATGCAGAATTTCAAACGTTAACAGATCCGGCAGAAATAGAGGAAGCTCGAGAAGAACGTATTGTAAGAAACAGAGATAATAAAGCGACTAATAATGACTTCATACGATTAAGAGATCTATTAAGAGAAACTGAGAGACAAATTGATGCCGGTACTAATACAACTAATAAAGATGCTTCTGCTGAGAATACAGAAAATAAATTAGAAAATTCTTCTACTGTAGCGCCTTCTACGGCTGACACTTCTAATGTAGATAGTCAAACTTCTTATGATACCGGAAATAATAATACTGTAGGGCAAGGAACTAATTCATTAGGAAGAACAATTCCATTACCAGTAGGAGCAATGCCTCCTAAACCTAATCCGGTTAACGTTACATTTAAAAATATGGCAGGTGAGCAACAACCTCAAGATATGCGAGTTAAAATTCGTGTACCTAAAAACTATCTGACACTATATACCAAAGGTCCCGGTAATAAAGATGGAGTATTAGGAGAATTTGGAGGTATCATATTTCCATATCAGCCTAGCATAAGCTATGAACATAAAGCTGAATATAATATGCAGACTCCTTTGCACTCAAATTATACTCAATATTTTTATAAAAATAGTCAAGTTACTCCTATTAATATTTCTGGAAAGTTTAGTGTATCGAATGAAAATGAAGCGATAGTATATATTGCAACAGTTCATTTGCTTCGATCTCTTACGAAAATGAGATTTGGAGGCAGTACAGGCGATGCAGATAGTGGGGCTCCGCCTCCGGTATGCAGATTAGATGCCTATGGTACTTTCATGTTACAGAATGTCCCCGTAGTAATAAATTCTTTTAAAATTGATCTCACTGAAAATATGGATTTTTATACATTGGGAAAACGTTCTGGGAGTCTAGCCAATACATTATATGAAAAAACCGCAGTACCTATTTTAAGCACCATATCGATTGGTCTATTACCTGTTTACAGTCGAGACGAAATTCAGAAATTTAATGTTACTCAATGGTTAAATGAAAAGTATGTAAGAAAGGCAGGATACTTATAATGGCAACCTATAAGGGAACAAGTCCTTATTTTCAAACTGGGGATGAAAATGGATATTTAGATCTGATGGTTTATAGAAATATACCATCAGAAGCAGATGATATATTGTTTGAAGTTACAAAAAATTATGAATATAGGCCTGATCTATTAGCTTTTGATTTATATAATGATGTAAACTTATGGTGGGTATTTGCTATTAGAAATAAAGATATATTAAAAGATCCTGTGTTTGATTTAGAAGCAGGAATTAAAATTTATTTGCCAAAAATTTCTACATTAAGATCTGCTTTAGGATTGTAAAATGAGTGATTCTCGAGTTCAAAGAAAAACCGAAACGACTCCGACAAATGATAGACCAAAGGTAGTACAATCTTCAAAAAAAAATGTATTAAATTCCTATAGATCATATACATACAATTTTACCTTGGCAGCACTAAGAAAAGAAGTTGTTAACAATCCGGATCTATATAGACAAAGTGCTTTAGATTTTATCATATTGAAAAGTGGAGGGAAAGGAACCCAAGGTATTTCTACAGATGTGTCATCTGTAGATAGAGTTACTGGACAGGAAGAATATGAAGTCGAGGAGACTGAAGATGTTCCTATTCGAGAGGGCGGTCGAATAACAGGCTACAATAAAGAAAAGGTAAGGAAAAAAAGAAAAAGAGATGTATTTTCAAAAGATGATATAACTGGTAAGGAGTTAGTTAAATCATTTAACGAAAAGAGTCCTGGTAGATTTGATTTATATATAGACAATGTTGAAATCGAAACTACAATGGCCTTCAGTCAAGAAGGCGGTACAACATTGCCCACCGCATTTAGATTTAGAGTTTTTGAACCTTACAGTATTAATGGATTTATAGAAGCTTTGCATGTATCTGCCGTAGCAGCAGGATATCCTAATTATACAGAAGCTAGTTTCATATTAAAAATGGACTTTATTGGTTATCCTGATAATGATACCGTGTCTTTCCAAAGTCCTAAGATTATTGAAAATACCACAAGATATTTTCCAATAAAGTTTACGGGTATAGATGTTGAAATAGGTGAAAGAGGTACTCGTTATAGTTGTTCGGCAATACCATACAGCGATTCTGCATTTGGTCAGGCTAATAAACTCAAAAGACCTATTACAATGGCAGGTAATACTGTAGAAGAAGTTTTGAAAAATTTTGTTTCGAATTTAAATGAACAAATTAAAAATGACGAGAATTTAGCTAAAGTTGGAGCCAAAGATTTTGATGAATATGAAATTCTTTTTCCACTTAGAGAAGATGGGTTTAATAGAAATGTAACGAATGAAATAGGAAAAAGTAATATAACATCTATACTTAAAACCAATTCCATTTACAAATTTCCCGACCCTGGAAGATCACAACCTTCTCAAACTCCTAGACAAAGTGATGCAGCCCCCGACGAAATAAAACTTCATCCAAATTCGGGAACGCCACCGCAGATACAGTTTTCAGATGGACAAAATATAAATGAAATTATTGCTGCTGTTATTAGAGATAGCGAATACGTAAAAAATATTCTTAGAGAGAAAAAAATAGATAGTAATGGTTTTATAGATTATTTCATGATCAAAGCAGATGTAACCAATAAAGAAACTATAGATCCGGTAAGTAGAAAACCTTTTCAAATTTATACCTACAATGTTTTACCTTACAAAATACATTTTACAAGAATCCCATCACTTCAAGGACAGAAGTTTGATGCATCCGATATAACCTCATTAAGTTTAAGAGAATACAATTATATCTATACAGGAAAAAATGTAGATGTCATAAATTTTAAATTATCTTTTAATAAATTATTTTTCGAAGCTATACCAGTTGCTATGGGTAATAATGATCAACCTGGTGCTAGAGATTCTGTTGCACAACCTAACGATGTCAGAGAAAGATTAAAAGGCACCGACATGGTTAATGAAACTACGGATCAAAATGGCTCACCTACACAAAGATCTGTTTCACAATCTGTGATAATGAACGGTGCCAATGCAGGGCAAATGTCAAATGACCCTTATTATACATTAGCTAGAAATATGCATAATGCTATTATTGATTCTAAAGCTAGTATGGTAACAGGCGAAATTGAAATAATAGGAGATCCTTTCTTTTTGGTAACGGGTGGTATTGGGAATTATAATCCTAAACCTGGTGAGTTATCGGGCACAACCACAGACGGAGAAGCCGATCATATGCAGGGAGAAGTTTTAATCACTATAAATTTTAGAAATCCTGTTGATATTAATCCATTACAGAAAGGCGGTCTTTTATATTTTGAAACAGAAAAATTACCATTTAGTGGTGTATATCGTGTGATTAGAGTACATAACACTTTCAATGATGGTTTCTTTAAACAGCGATTAGAAATAGTAAGATATCCTGGACAAATTATAGGTAAGACTAAGGAGACTGTTTTAGCTGATGCTACTTCCGAAGAACCTAAACCCGGGGCACAAGTTGTACAATCTACTACATTAGGAGAAAATAGAGGAGGTACAGCTATTTCTACAGTGAATGCTGCAACTGCGTTGGGTAGGGGTTTGCCTAGTTCCGGACTTCCTGGATTTTTAAGTAATTTTATAGGCCAACAAGGAGGACTAGGAGGTGTAGGAAATTTATTAAATCAATTTAGTGGTATAGCAGCAAAAGGACTAGGTGCATTAGGATCTGCTAATTCTGTATTAGGTGCTAATAATCCCATTAATTTAGATCAATTATCTGCTGGCATAAGAATGAAAACATCTGGTTTATTTGATGCAGTATCCGCAGGTTTAGGTAATGCAGCAGCATTGGTTAAATCTTCAGCAGCTATAAACAGTGTATTGCCTACGAATAGTTCTGCAGAAACTTTAGCTGATAATATTGTAAAACAACAAAATGCAATTGCAAATCAAATCGGTGTAGAAGGGTCGGGAATAGGTGAAGGTGCAAAATATAGTGTTAATGTTCTAACCTCTTCTGATGGTAATCCTGTAGTAACATCTGATGGTACTCCGGTTTCTGTAGGAAATTCGTCTAGTTTAAATTTAGATGTAAAATCCACAGACTTAAAAGCATCAGTCGGTCTTTCTTCTGTTGCAGGTGTAGCATCGGGTTTATTACCTACTGATATTTCTGCTGTAAAATCATTAGGTGCTAATGTCTCTGGATTAATTTCTTCTGTCGGTGGAAAAATTCAAGGATTAACCTCAGGTGTTCCCAGTGATCCTAATGCTATTGCTGCTAAGTTTGGAATAAATCCTTCTCAATTATCTGGACTTAGCGACAATATGAGAAGTAAAGTTTTAAATGATCTAACAGACTTATCCAAAAAAATCCCAAAAGATGCAAATTTGGATTTGGCTACCAGTAGGGGTTTGATGTTGAAATATGTTCCTAAGGATAAATTACAAAATCTTCCTGCTACTGCACCTTATAGAACTGCTCCTCCACCTGAATATGATGAAAAATATTTACAGGAATTAGCTAGTCAAGGAAGTCAAAAATTGGCAAATGCATTTGGTGTTAGTAATCCAAGCAGTTTGAATGACGATCTAAAAGAATCTTCAGCTTTTCAAAATTTAGCCAGTATGTCTTCTTTATTGCCAGATGGATTAAAAGCTGGACTGGGAGATACGAATGCGTTAGATGTTAATGCAATAAGAAATAAATTAACTGGAGCTTCAAATCTAATCAACACAGTTTCTCCGATAGAAGGCTCAGTTGAATCTAATTTGAAATCAATTCAAAACAAAATAGGAAATTCATTTCAAACAACTAATCTTGCTACATCTGTAGTTACTAAATTTAATCAAGGACCTAGTCCATTGGATAAATTACTTAATACATAGAGTTATCAAATGCCAAATGAAGAAAGATCACCGGGAAAGTTGCCGTCTCCGGGCCCATACATTGCAGAAGTAACAAATCACTTAGATCCTACCTATATGGGTGGCTTAGAAGTGTCATTGGTAAAAGGTGTTGTCAACAACATCGATATGCAAAATCAAACCTTTATAGTCAAATATCTTAGTCCATTTTATGGAGTCACTAGTTTGAGGTTTGAAGGAACTAACAGTGGCGATTTCAATGATGTTCAAAAAAGTTATGGTATGTGGATGATTCCTCCGGATATTGGTACAAGGGTTATGGTAATTTTTATTGAAGGTGAACCTAATCAGGGATACTGGTTTGGTTGTATTCAAGATCTTTATCAAAATCATATGGTTCCTGGTTTAGCAGCCAGTAAACAGGTTGTCTTGACACCTGAACAAGAAAGAAAATACGGTACTGATTTTCTTCCAGTGGCAGAATATAATAAACAAACTTTTACACTTGATAATTCTAATCCTAACAAAGCAGGAAAACCTGTTCATCCATTTGCAGATAGACTTTTGGCTCAGGGATTGTTATTAGATACAATTCGTGGTGTTACAACTAGCGGAGCAAGACGAGAAATTCCTAGTCAAGTATTTGGTATCAGTACCCCAGGTCCTTTAGATAAAAGCTCGGGAGCTAGAAAAGGCCAAATAGGATATAAAGAGAAAAGATTAGCACCAGTTAGTAGATTAGGTGGATCTACATTTGTTATGGATGACGGTGACGCCAATGGACAAAATGAATTAGTTAGAATACGTACTAGAACAGGTCATCAAATTTTAATGCATAATAGTCATGATTTAATTTATATTGCAAATAGTAAAGGTTCGGCTTGGATAGAGTTAACTAGTAATGGAAAGATTGATATATTTGCAAATGATAGTGTTAGTATTCATACCGAATATGATTTCAACTTTAGAGCCGACAGAGATATTAATTTAGAAGCTGGTAGAAATATCAATATTAGAGCTTTAAAAAATATGGAAACAAATGTAGCAGGACACCATTTTTTAATTGTTGATGAAAATTCTAAACTACATGTTAAAAAAGATAATGAAATTTTAGTAGGACAGGATTATAAATTAACTGTTTCTCAAGATATAAATCAATTTGCAGAAAATAATACTATGCATACAACAGGGAAACAGTTTAATGTAAAAGCTGGCGATCAATATAGAGAAACTGCTAGTCAAATTCATATGAATGGACCGACTGCTACTGCTGCAGAAACAGTGTCAGCACCGCCACTGATTTCCACATATAAATTACCTAATAGAAGTGTTGAAGAAGGATGGGCTAACGGCAATTTTTACAAAACTAACGATATTGTCAGTATCATGCAACGTGTTCCTACACATGAGCCTTGGGATCAACATGAAAATATAAATCCGTCTAAATATTCTCCGTCGGCTACAGATCAAAGTTTACAAAGTAGAGCAAGTTCAGGCATTGCCGATAACCCTGCTTCAGGTCTTCAAGAAACTGCCAATTCATCTAGTATAGTTCCGGGAACTTGTGATCCTAAATTCGCAAAAGATATTAATAATAGTAGTGCTCAAGCTGGCATTGCTGCTCTAAAGAAAGCTTGCCAAGATCTTGGACTAACTAGTCCATACGCTGTAGCAGCTTTATTAGGTATTGCAGGTGGAGAAAGCCGCTGGAAAGTCGTAGAAGAAAGTTTTAATTATAGTGCAAATAGATTATTACAGGTATTTCCAAGTGTATTTAAAGGAAACGCAGCACTGGCTCAACAATATGCCGGTAATCCTAACAATAGTTTACCTGAATTTTTGTATGGTTATCAAACCGCAAAGGGCAAAGGGCTTGGTAATACACAGGCTGGAGATGGTGCAAAATTTATAGGTAGAGGATATATTCAACTTACAGGCAGAGCTAATTATACTCGTTATAGTTCTCAAATGTTCAGTAATGGTCTATTATCAAGTGCTATAGAACTGGTAGATAATCCTCAACTTTTAAATACTCCTAAAATAGCAGCAGAGGTCAGCGTATTATATTTCTTAGATAGAGTTAAGTTAGCTCAAACTGATCCTGGATATTTTGAAGCAGCATATAGAGCAGTGGGATTTTGTACACCGGATATATACATTGCTAAAAGAGGCTTCTATGAATGTTTTTATGCACAATTAAGTGGTGCGGCTGTAAGTACAGGTGCAGGTGGTATATTAGTTGATGGACAGGGCAATCCTATTTCAACTGGCGTAGGTTCTACTCCATAATTTAGCTTATAAATACTTTCATGCCCTATAAGAACATTGAAATTGAACCAGTAGAAAAACCATATCTTCAACCGGTTAAGAAAGATCATTTTTATAAAGGTTTCAGTTCTGTAAACCCTTTAAATTCTGGAGGAAGATTATACGATTTTGAATTAGTGAAGCAAGATATTGTAAATCATTTTAATACAAAAAAAGGTGAAAGGTTAATGAATCCTGCATTCGGTAGCATAATTTGGGATTTACTTATGGAACCTTTAACAGAACAAACTAGAGAAGCTTTGAATCAAGATATTACAGAAATCTGTAATAGTGATCCTAGAGTTTATCCTACTGATATTACCTTGACAGAATATGAAAATGGTTATATTTTGGATGTAACTTTAGTCTTAAAAAACACCGATCAATCTGGCAATATGCGAATTGCTTTTGATCAAAAATTAGGATTGTTGGTACAATAATATACCAACATTATTTTAAAAATAAATATGGTATATTGATTATATATTATGATTCCATCAACAAATTCTAAATTACTCGTAGCAGAAGATTGGATTAAAATCTATCAAAGCTTTAGAAATGCCGATTTCAAAAGTTACGATTTTGAAACTTTACGTAGAACAATGATTCAATACCTTCAGGAAAATTATCCTGAAGATTTTAATGATTTTATTGAAAGCAGTGAATTCATAGCTTTGGTTGATTTATTAGCATATCTTGGACAAAATCTAAGTTTCAGAATTGATTTAAATGCTCGAGAAAATTTTCTTGAGACTGCGCAAAGAAGAGATAGTATTTTAAGATTAGCACAATTAATTAGCTATGTACCGAAACGTAATACTCCTTCTAGCGGTTTTTTAAAAATAACCTCATTATCAACAACTGATAATGTATTGGATGCTAATGGAATAAATTTATCTAACAGTACAATCGCATGGAATGATCCAACAAATCCCAGTTGGTATCAACAATTCATAACAGTTTTAAATTCAGCGATGACAGGGGTAGCAGTATTTGGAAAACCGTTTGATAGAAATACTATAGATGGAATTCTTACTGAGCAATATCGACTTAATAGTACTAATACTGATGTGCCGGTTTACAGTTTTTTGAAAAACATAAACGGTACGAACATGAATTTTGAGGTAACTTCTTGTGCATTTAGTGGTAGTACTTCGATATATGAAGAACCACCTAGACCCGCAAATACATTCAGTTTAATTTACAAAAACGATAATCAAGGTTCGGGTAGTATCAATACAGGATTTTTTGTACATTTTAGACAAGGTAGATTAGGTTTAGCTAATTTTGAAATTAATGCTCCTGTACCTAATGAAATTATAGGTATTAATACACCAAACATTAACGATACTGATGTTTGGTTGTGGCAATTAGATAGCAACGGAAATTACGGAACATTATGGACCAAAGTTCCTGCTGTTACTGGAAACAATATAATTTACAACAGTGTAGATCGCAACGAAAGAAATATATATAGCGTAACTTCTCGAGATAGAGATCAGATAGATTTAAATTTCGCCGACGGAGCTTTTGGCAATTTGCCTAAAGGAAAATTCGTCTTAATTTATAGACAAAGTAATGGATTGAGTTATAGTATTAAACCCGAACAATTAAGTGGAATAATTGTAAATGTTCCATACGCGAATAAATCGGGACAAATTCATTCTTTAAGTTTAACTTTAAATTTACAATATACTGTTAATAACAGTTCAGGACCTGAATCCAATAATAGTATACAAAGTAAAGCACCTCAAGCTTACTATACTCAAAATAGGATGGTCACAGCTGAAGATTACAATATAACTCCTTTGACATTGGGTAATGATATATTAAAAGTAAAAAGTGTTGCTAGAGCCACTAGCGGACTGAGCAAATATTTTGATCTAAGTGATGTGACAGGAAAATATAGTCAAACAAATATTTTTGCGAATGATGGTATAATTTACAAGAATTCTGTTGAAGAAAATTTTGAATTTGAATTTACTAATAGAAATGAAGTTTATGCAGTAATAAAACAGAGATTGGCACCTATACTGGCTTCTACTTCCATGAGGTCTTTTTATTTTGATAATTATTCGAGACCGTCTTTTTCTGAATTAAGTCTTTTATGGAAATTAGTTAATAGAGTCTCTAGTGAATCTAGAGGGTATTTCTATTCAACGATAAACAATGCTCCTGCTAATGTGGGAAGTTTTACAACCGATAATTTAAAATTTGTGTCTCCTGGTGCTTTAATTAAATTTCAGGATCCTGATAATAAAATCATTTGGACTAAAATTGTAAATGTAATAGGGGATGGATCTAATTCAGGATTAGGTTTATTAGATGACGGTACGGGACCAATAATAGTAAGCGATATAATTCCGGATGGAAGTATTCCTATAGAAGTTATCCCTAAATTCATAAATGTATATTCATTTGCATTTGAAACGGAATTAGTAAATTTATGTATTAATCAAAGAAATTTTGGATTAAGTTTTAATCAAAATACTAGAGTATGGAATATTATATTAGATACCAATTTAAACATCTTAGGACCTTTTGATTTGTCTTTTCAGGGCGATAAGACCAATTCGAGTAAAGATGCTAGTTGGCTTATTAGTTTTACATGGACAGGAAAAAATTATAAGGTAAGATACAGATTAACCGATTACATTTTTGAAAGCGAAAAGCAGACAAGTTTCTTTGTTGATCCAAGTACAATTAATTATGATTTTACATCAGATAGTGTTGTTAAAGATCAAATTACTGTACTGTCTATCAATACACAAAATAATAATATCAATAGCAGTCTAGGCGAAGATTATCTTTGGCAAATTGACGGATCAAAAGTTGAACCTGATGGATATGTAGAACCAAAGAAAGTTAAGGTAAGTTTTTATGATTACAATAGTTCTGGGCAGATAGACAATCCTGATACTTTTACAGAAATAGTAGGAACAGGTACAACTAACTTTGTCTATTTTGAAACTTTACCAGACGGCCTTAGATATCGGGTAATGAATACTGCTACTATTTTACCATATCAGTTTGAAAGCGATGTGTTATCACCGATAGATAATCAACTATACTATTTTTATGATTTAAGTTTAGATGTTGTTAAAAGTTATTCAACTTCTACCGCCGAATTTATCTATCAACCCAAATATTATGCTTACCCGGGACGTAAAAACTTGAAGTTTCAATATCAACATAATAGCAGTGAAGATAGACGTATAGATCCTAGTAAGAGCAATTTAATTGACGTGTATTTGCTTACGAATGAATATGACATCGCCTACAGATCATGGTTATTTGATAATGTAGGAACTAATGAACCTCTTGCTCCTACCAGCCAAGGACTAGAACAAAGTTTTGGAGGAAAATTGGAATTATTAAAAACTATTAGTGACGAAATAATTTTTCAACCGGTGAAATATAAAATATTATTTGGATCAAAGGCGGATATTAATTTACAAGCTATATTCAAGGCAGTAAGAAATTCAACAATACCTATTAGTGATAATGAAATTAAATCTCAAATTTTAGATGCAATTAATCAGTTTTTTGCTTTAGAAAATTGGGATTTTGGACAATCGTTTTATTTTAGCGAATTAGTAACTTATGTTATGAATTTACTTACACCTAATATAACAAATTTTGTAATCGTACCTAGAGTGAATAATTTTGGCAGCTTATATGAAATAACATGTCTAAGTAATGAAATTTTTATCAGCGGAGCTACTGTGTCTGATATTGAAGTCATTGATGGAATAACTGCGGCTCAATTAAGAACATCATCTATATTGACAAATAGTGGAAGTTAATAATGGCAAAGAAACCTATTAAATCTCTCAAACTTTTACCAGAATTTTTACAAACAGAAAAAAATTCAAAATTTTTGTCAAGCACTATTGACCAACTCATACAGCCTGCTCAATTAGAACGACTAGATGGTTTTATTGGTAGTAAGTTTACACCTACTTATAAAAGCACCAGTGATGTATACATTTCTGAAGTATTACCTCTCAGAACAAGATATCAATTAGAACCTGCGTTAGTTATCAAAAATGAAGTTTTAGATGTAGAGCAAATTAAAGCTTTAGATGATTTAATCAACGAAATATCTATTCAAGGAGGATTTGTTAATAATCTCAATAGACTTTTTTCTCCTGAATTTTATTCTTTTAATCCTCATATAGATTTTGATAAATTTGTAAATTTCCAAAAATATTATTGGTTACCTACAGGTCCAGCTACGATCACGATTACAGGTAAACAGCTTAATTCATCTAGCACCTATTCGATTGTAGACAACGAATTAAAATCGGCCTGGATTTTTTCTCCTGACGGTTTTACTGCTAATCCTGTAATCACTTTGTATAGGGGTAATACCTATAATTTTAGCATTAATAGTGAATATGGCTTTTATATTAAAACTGCTCCTACTACAGGATCGGATGATCCT